AGAGAAGCTGCTTTAGAACTTTCAAAATATCATCCTGACTTTGAACAAATAAAAGAGTCTGATGATTTTCATGATTGGGCTGATGCTCAACCAATGGAAATTAAAAAATGGATATATGAAAACAACTCTGATGGTAAACTTGCTTCAAGAGCAATTGACTTGTATAAGAAGGACCGAGGACTTGGATTAGATAAAAAAACCGAAACGAAGAAAAAGTCTAAATCAGAAGGTGCTGACTTGTTAGTTAAAACTAATGAACAAGCTCAAATACCTGATGGTAAAGAAGTTTTCTTCAAGCGTTCTGATATTGCTAAAATGTCAGATGCTGAGTTTATGCAATACGAAAAAGAAATTGTAAAAGCTCAAAGGGAAGGTAGACTTATAGATTAAGTTTATCTTTATTTTTTATTAATCAATAACTAACAAAGGAGATACTACTATGGCAAAATTTGCAGGTGGTTCAACATATAACTTTGGATTAGGCGTTTCAGGTCAAACTAATGGTTTCTTTATTCCTGAAATCTATTCAAAGAAAGTACAAATAGCTCTAAGAAAAGCAGCAGTAGCAGAAGCAATCTGTAACACAGATTACATGGGTGAAATTTCATCTTTCGGTGATACTGTTAACATTATCAAAGAGCCTCAAATCGCAGTAGCTGATTACACTAGAGGTCTAGCTGTAACTTCTACTGATTTAACTGACCAAGAATTGGTTCTTACAATCGACCAAGCGAAGTCTTTTTCATTCAAAATAGATGACTTAGAGAAGAGATTCTCTCATGTTAACTTTCAAGCTGTAGCTGCAGACAATGCTGCTTACGCTTTGAGAGATGCTATGGATAGCAACATTCTAGCTGCAATTTCTGCAGGTGCGACTGTTACTACTGGAATGGGAACAACTTCAGTTCCGATTGATATTGGATTCGGTACTGGTGAAGTAGACCCTCTAAACCAAATGTCATTAGCTGCTAAAGAATTAGATGAAGCTAATGCACCTGAAGATGGAAGATGGTTCGTTGCTGCCCCTGAGTGGTACAACCAACTAGCTAACACTTCTTCTAAACTTTTATCAGTTGATTTCAATGCTGGTCAAGGTTCAATTAGAAATGGTTTAGTTGCATCTGGATTACTAAGAGGATTCCAAATGTACAAATCAAACAACTTACCAACTAATGACTTAACTGGTGCTAATCCTGCTGGAACAGCAACTGCACCTGAAGCATTATTCGGACACATTTCAGGAACTTCTGCTGCGTCTTCTATGAATAAAGTAGAAACAGTAAGAGATACTGGAACTTTCTCTGACATCGTTAGAGGTCTAATGGTATGGGGTAGAAAAGTATTAAGACCAGAAATTACTGGTAAGATTATCTACACAATAGATTAATCTTTAATACACTTTGGTTGGGGGTAGAAATATCCCCAATCATTTAATTTAATTAAAAAGGAATATAGATTATGCCAATGAAAAAAGCAATGCCTGGTGGAAAAATAGTAAACAAAGGCAAATATAAATACGGTGGTAAAGTAGAAAGAAATAAAAAAGGTCATGGTGGAATGATGACTATTATAATTAAAAAAGATAAGAATAAGAAAAAGTAATTATGGGTATAATGTCTTCACCTGCATGGACTCGTAAAGAAGGAAAAAATCCTGAGGGTGGACTTAATGCTAAAGGTAGAGCTTCTTACAATAAAGGTAAAACTAAAACTGGTAAGAAAAGAAATTTAAAAGCACCAAGTAAAGTTGTAGGAAACAAAAGAAGAAAAAGTTTTTGTGCTAGAATGAAAGGCATGAAAAAGAAATTAACTTCAGCTAAAACTGCAAGAGACCCTAATTCAAGAATTAATAAATCACTAAGAGCATGGAACTGTTAACATATGTCTAAAACTTATTTATCAATGACTAACGAACTACTGGTTGAAATTAATGAACCAGAAGTAACAACAATATCAGGAGCATTAGGTATACAAAAATTTGTAGCTAACTGTGTTAATAGAGCTTACTTTGATATAGTAGATGCTCAAGATACATGGTCTTGGTTATCATCATCAGCAACACAAGGTAATTACAATGGTAATACTTATGTTGAAACTGTTGCAGGACAAAGATGGTATCTTTTAAAACAAGGTTCATCAAGTGTTGATACAGATTTTTCTAATGTAGACTGGGATGGTTTTTCATTAACAGAACAAGGTGTGTCTGGTAAAACAGAACCTTATACAATTAGAAATTTACCTTTTGTTTCTTTAGAAACTTGGAGAGATTTTTATGCTGAAGGTGAAGAAAGAGATAGTTCACAAGCAACTCCTACATATGGTGTACCTGAAAGAATAATTAGAAGTGAAGATAATAGACACTTTGGATTATCTCCAGTACCTAATGGAGTTTATAGAATTTATTTTTATGCTTACAACAGACCTTCAGAATTAACTAATGATACAGATGTTGTTTTATTTCCAGCACAATATAAACCAGTTTTATTAGCAAGAGCTAGATATTTTATTTATCAATTCAAAGATAATATTGCACAAACACAATTAGCTTTAGATGAATATAAAAAAGGTTTAGATAAAATGATTGAACAATTAAATGCTCCTCAACCAAAATATATCGAAGACGATAGAAGAGTATTTATTTAATAAAGGATAAGAATGCCAACTCAAGGAGCTTCCATTACAGTACAGGGTGGCTTGGATTTAGTTTCAAGTAGTCATGCTTTATTTAGAACACCTGGAGCTGCAACTGTCCTACAAAATTTTGAATCATCTACTACTGGTGGTTATAGAAGAATAAGTGGTTTTGAAAAATTAGGAACTACAAGTGCAGTTATTCCTTCTGGAGTTGTAACTGATGAAATGCATGGCATTAAAGGTTATGCTAATGGTGTTGTTGTTGCTCAAGGAACTAATTTATACTTCAGTACTACAGGTACTTCTTATGTACCAATTAATGTAGATACATTTACAGTAGGTACAGGAACAGTTTCTATATCTGCAGGTTCACCTACAGTAACTGGAATATCTACTACTTTTACTACTGACTTTACTGTTGGTGATGATATTAAAATACTTACTGATTTTTATAAAGTATTATCTATTACAAGTAATACTGTCTTAACATTAGATAGAAATGCAAATACTTCAAATACACAAAATGGTTTAAGTTATTATATAGGTGGTATACCAGTAGGAGATTTATCTAGTGCAACTGTAATCCCTAGAACCAATCAAAGCAATGTTCAATTTGTAAATTTTGAATCTACAGGAGGTCCAAATGGTACTCTTTACTTTGTTGATGGACAAAATAAAATAGGTGAATTTTATATACATAGTGATAATACTTATCATTTTGAAGAAATAGAAAGGTCTGCTCCAGTAGGTTGTTCTTTAATAGAACGATATGCTGAAAGAATTATAGTATCTGGACAAACATCTAATCCTAGTGTTGTCTATTATAGTGGTAGATTAAAACCTTATGACTTTGAAGATTCTTCTGCAGGGTTTATTGATGTAGGTGATATAGTAACAGGTATTAAAGTATTTAGAAACAGCTTAATTATATTTTGTAAAAATAGTATTTATGAGTTGACAAACCTTGATTCTACTCCTATAATTAAGTCAGTAACAAAAAATATAGGTTGTGTAAGTGGCAACTCAATTCAAGAGATAGGTGGAGATTTAATCTTCTTAGCCCCTGATGGATTAAGAACAGTTGCTGGTACAGCTAGAATTGATGACGTAGAATTAAGTTCTATTAGTAGAAAAATTTTACCATTAGTAAATGAAATAATTAATAACTTTGCTAACTATACTATTTCAAGTATGGTTATTAGAGAAAGAAGTCAATACAGATTATTTTATTATAGGTCTGGTCAAGCAGCTAGTGGACAACAAGGAATTATAGGAACATTTAAATATAATTCAGAAGGTATACCTGCATTTGAATGGAGTCAAACTAAAGGTTTACCTGTTAAGTTTTGTACCTCAGATGTTAACAACGATGGTACAGAAGTACTTTATCATACTGATGAAAC